GGTGGCGGCCAGGGCGTTGGGGGCGGTGCTGAGCATTCAATAACCGCTAAACCGTGTTTGCACCAAATTTGAAGCGAATTCTTCAGACATTTTGGACACTTGCCATCCAAAGCAATGATAAAAATACAGCGGCCTCCATCCATCACGTCGGGTATGATAATAATCTGGGTAACAACCCACAATACACATGGCTAAGCGACGGCGCGCGGTCATCTAATTGCCCGAAGTGCGCCAGGCGATGCGGCATCGGAGCGAGACGCGCGCGCCCGCGGCCGTCATGCAATAGCGGATGGCCGGGATGTCGCGCGCACGGATGTACTGGCCGCAAAGCCGGCGCGCGTCGCCCTGGCAAGCGTGCACCAAGGCGGGGGTGACCTCGGCGGCGGTGGCGGCCAGGGCTGGGGAGAGCAGACAAAACAGCACCAACGTTGATTTTACCATTTAATCGTCCCGTGCTGAAGCGCGTCCCATAAGCACCGCCCATGCCCCGCTGATGCGGGCGCGGTATTCGTACAAGCGCCAATACCAGCGCTCCCATCGGGTGAGCGGCTTGCGGTCGCTGTATAAGAGATCATTCAGCCGATTTTTGGTCGTCACATAATCGGCCACTAGACCGGCGCGATTGCGCACCGTCGTTTCGATCAGGTCTTTCATCAAATCGTCGGTCATCTTATTCTGCTTCCTCCGGCGCGCTTGCCCCTGCGCTCGTGGGCATTCCACATGTCCGAAAGGGTCACGGTGCAAGCGTCCGGGTTGGTTGATAAAATCTTATCTGGCTCATTGGGTTGGGGCTTTTTGCCCGGTAACATCCGGTCAATGACCTGTCCGATTAATCCAATCATGTCTACCTGATCATCGTTTTTGCCCACCGGAAAAGCCAGCAGCTCCTGGCGGAAGTCGGGGTACCAGGGCGCGTTGACCGGCACGTAGAGGCCGCGCATGGCCATGCGCCCGCGGATGGACTGGGCGCGGATGGCCTTGTCGTTGCGCGTGGGGAACTGAGCACGCACGATATTGATGCGGCGCTCCAGCAGGCGCTTGTGGAGGAAGGGACCTACGCCCGATTTGATCTGGCCGCTTTCCTCCGCCCAGCCCACCGGGCGCCAGCGCTCCATCATATCGCAGAGCGTTTCCACCCACACGTCCGAGCTGGTGCGCGCGCGCCAGAGGTCGAGCAGGTAGGGGCGCTCCTCGGGGTCCAGCCCCACCACGCCATGGCAGGTGTAGTCGCCACCGTCGCTGGTCACCGCGTAGTCGCTGGCGCCATAGACCGTGAGCTGCTCGCGCGGGGGCGCCTCGTGGTAGGGGCGCAGCCAATCCGCGTTGAAGTAGATGCCGCTGTCGGGCGTGGGGTTCTGCTGGTAGAGCGCGGACCAATCGGCCGGCTGCATGTTGGCGCGCAAGCGCTCCAGCGCGCGCAGGTCATACTTCTCGGGCCAGAGCGCGGTACCATCGTCCTGGATGGCCTTGAGCTCGATAACGTCCCAGGTGTCGCCGCCCGCGGCCTGCTGGGCAAGCAATTCGCCCGTGAGGTCCTGCTCGTGCATGCGGTGGTTGATGAGCACGATGGCCGCGTTGTTTTCTAGGCGACTATAGGCGGCCGAGAGCCACTGGTGCACCGCCTTGCGCTCGGCCTCGGAGCGCGCATCGGCCATGGACCCAAAGGGGTCGTCGATGAGGAGGACATGGGCGCCGCGGCCCATGATGTCGGAGCCGATGCCCACCGCGTAGTAGCTGCCGCCCTGCTCAGTATTCCAGCGGCCCTTGGCCTGGCTGTCGCCGCTCAGACGTGTTTGAAAAAGTCGAGCGTACTCGGCGGATCCCACAAGATTTCGTACATCCCGTCCAAAATCTTCCGCGAGCGGTCCGGAGGCAGAAGCGCTAATGAACTGCCGATGGGGGTAGTGGCCGAGGTAGAAGGCCGGGAAGCGCCGGCTGGCAAGCTCGGACTTGCCGTGCCGGGGGGGCACGAGCAGCATGAGCCGGTCGGTTTCGCCACGGAGGACCCTTTCGAGCTGCGCTGCTATCTGGCGGTGGAAGTTGGCCGTGGCATAGCGGGGGTATGTGTACTCGGTAAAGTCAATTAATTGAGCGCGAGCCGCGCGGCGGCGCAGCAGCTCGCTCGCCGCCGCTGGCGGGTCTACTGCGAACGATTGCGGCGAGCTCCTCATCCGTCAATTCCCTGGCGTCGGCGCGCCGTATGGTGTGGTCTACCTCGGTGCGGCTGCGCCACTGTTCCGGGGCGCGGTTCTCCAGCCAATACTGGGCGGCGGCGGGGTCGGCGGGGATGTGGCGAGTCTTTACGCCCCGCGCCTCGGTGCCGTCCTTCTTGGTGTAGGTGTAGGGCTCCTCCACGTCGTAGCCAGTGGCGCGCCTATAGAGCGCCATGGTCACGCGCTGGTCGGCTATCTGGCCGCCGACCGTTATGGCGCGCCTAAAGTCGTCGTGGCAGCAAGCCCAGAGCTGGATCTGTGCGAGCGAGACGGCGAAGTGCTTGGCCAGCTCGACTTCGGTGGCGCCGTTGGCGCACAGCGCTTCGGCCTCTGCTGCATAAGACTTAACGTAGAGAATGCAGCCTTCTCTACTGGCCTTGGGTTCGAAGTGCTCGCTCACGCTTCAGCCTTTCCCATGTTTCCTTGACTTCACGCTCCGGCACGCCATGGCCAGGATGCAACGCCTCACTCAACCAAGAGAGAAGACGCACGCCATTGTAGGTGCCGTCGCCATTGGCACAGGATTCGCCTAGCGTCTTGGCCTTGCGCGCGTCAGTTTTCATAGGAGCCCATCAATCCCCGGCGGCGCACTTCGGCGCCGATTTCCAGCGCGGTGGGCTCGGGCAATTGCGCCGAGGTCAACAGCGGACCATTAGCCACCAAGCCATCCTGGTTGCCTACGCCCAGGCGGCCCTGGCCAGCCACGGCGGTGCCATCGGCACCGGCATAGGGTGCCAGCGGTGCGGGCTTGGGGCGCTTGTTCCAGGGCTTGAAGCTAAGCAAGTCGGCCGGAGACTCGCCAAAGTCGGACCAGTCGCCCTCGAAGGTTAACGCACGGTCGTCAATGGTGAGAAAGGCAGCGGGCTTCTCGTGCGCAAATCCGATAGGATAGACAATTGTACCATCGCCACCACGCTCGGCCAAGGACATAGGATGATCTTCTCCAAACTCCTGCGCCGAATACTTTGCCATCCACTGCCACATGGCCTCGCGCCCGGCTTCGCTCTTGGAGCGCGACGAATAAATCTGGACGTCGAACCACTCAGTGGCCTCCCACAACCAGCGCAATGCCCCTGGCACCGGCGGATCGGGGATGGTCACTTCGTTCACCCAGGGACTGACATAGCTGTGGATGACGCCATCGAAATCAACGCAAAGGATGGGCTTTCGCCGTGACATAGGCATGGTCCTCTTAGCGCCAGCCCAGCTGGATCAGCCCGGGCTTGCGGCGCGGGGGCGGTGGGGGCGCGGCGGGCGCGGGCTGGCTCTGGCGGCGGCGCTCGCGCCAGAGCGCGCCGATAACCGCGTTGCGCGTTATGCCCAGGCGCGCGGCTATTAGGCGCGCGCTGAGGCCCTGGTTGGCCAGGGCGAGCATGGCGGCGTCGCGCACGCGGTTAGGGCGGGACATGGGCTAGAGGCCGCGCTCGATGCGCGCCAGGTGGCCTTCGCAGGTGTCCAGCAGCCGGGAGAGGCGCTCGTGGCGGCGGCGCAAGTCGTTGATGAGCCCGGCCGAGGGCACCTTGGAGTTGATGGGGTCCGGCGCGTCCGCGGGGCGCGGCTCGGAGCCGTGGATCTTGTCGGAAAGCAGCAGCAGCGCGCTGGCCACCTTGCCGAGGCGTTCCAGCTGGTCGTCAAATCCGGCGACCATGGACCCTAGCGAAGGTGGACTGGTTTGGGTTTGTTGTGCCCCTAACAGACCTAGGGCCTGTTGCTGGGCCATGTCCTGTAACGAATAATTCATTCGGCTTCCTCCCTGGCTTCTGCCTTACGGTCCCTGGGGTTAACGTCGTCCTCGCCCGTTTTCTGCTTCCAATAGTAGCACCAGCCGGTAGGCGCGATGTCGCCCGCCACCTCGGTGCAGGTACGCGGGCGCCGGTAGTGGCCGCAAAGTCCCGGGCGGCCCGTGGGGCCGCAATGCTTGTTGGGGTTGCGGGCGGGGTTCTCGTAGCCGGCTTCTTGCTTGCTGCGCTTGCCGCGGTGCTCGTCCATCGCGCCGGTTATGGTCGCGCGGATGAGGACGTTGGGCGGGGGGCGCGAGCGGGGGGATTTCACGCGTATTCCTTGTGCACCAAAGGTGCCGGCGGATCGCCCCACGGTGCAAGATCGCGCTGCATTTGTGCCTTCACGATCGCTGGGCCATTGGGGTTGAGCGCGACGATCTCAGTGGTGCGGCCCGAGGCATTCTCGATGATGGCCTTGCCAAAGCGCGCCGGCCATGGGTCACCCGCCGGGGCACCTGGGAGGTTGTGCTTGATGTCGTAGCGCACGTCCTCGGCCGGGTTCTTGCGGTGCAAGGTGATCTCGGCCTCGCCCGTGCCGTCGTTGGCGCGCAGGATGGTGAAGCTCTCGGCTTCCTTGATGATCTGGCGGTAGCCGTCGTCGCTGTAGAACTTGATGGTAAACATGTGCTTCTGCTCTCTTCTGCTACTGACGTAAGCCCGGTACCGCCGGGCGCGGATTTATTGCGCAGGCCCCTTAAGCGCCCACAGCTCCGCGGCGAGCAGCACCAGGCCGTAGGCTATGGCGCCCAGCATGAGCGCGCCCAGCGCGCCGAAGATGAAGTTACGCATTCACCGTGGCTTTGAGGTCGGCCACCGCGGCCGGGGGCGCGTTGCCGATTGTTGCCGTGGCCGCGTTGCTGGCGGCGGAGGTGTGGCCGTCCGTATCGTGAACGATTACGGTGAAGCTGTGCTCGCCGGGGGGCATCTCCCCGGTGGTGAAGGTGTTGGCTGCGCCCTGGTGCCGGAGAAAATATGGGTGCCGGCGAGCGCGTCCGCGGCGAGCGGGGAGCCGTCCGTGCGCGTGGTCGGGGCGGTCCATGTCAGGGTGACGGTGGCCAAGGTGTGCCTCCTGCGGTTGCGGTAGTAGCGGATGTGGATGTCGAGCGCATAGATGTGGGCGGGGGTTGGGGCGGCGCGGTGGCGCGGGTGGTGGAAGTGGAACATCGCGCCCTCATTTTTAGGCCCGGCTTAAGCGGAAGGTGCGGCGGCCTTGCGCTGCCTAGCGGCCTCCACCTCGGGCTCGTGGCGCGGGGCCGAGCGCGCGAGCAGGTCGCAGAGGGAGCCGATGTAGGTGACCATGGCGTCGGTGGCGGCCAGCCACAGCAGGTCGGTGGGGCTGCGCGGACGGGCCATCTATCCCTGCTTCTCACGCTTTTCGACAACATGACTTACCAACGTGCGAGCGTCGGCAAGTATTTGTTCCAATGTGGACCCATGAGCAGAATGGATCTTAACCGATTGCTCCACAGCCCACACGCGCAAGTCTTGTTCGCTGCGATCGGCCATGGCTATTTACCGCGGTGGCCGACGCGGTGCGCGCCAGAAGCACCCGACATGCGCAGCGCGCCCTGGCGGAGGGGCGCCGGATGCCCGAATCCATGAGCATTATTTACAGCGGGTGGGCGGAAACTGTGATTGCCGCCTTCGCCCGTGCGCACGTGGTGCTCGGCGAGGCCAAAGTTGGGAGTGCGGTGCTCCTGGCCGGCCACCGGCTCGGTGTTCTTGCCCTCGCTGTGGCCCTCGCCATGGGCCATGAGCGCGGAGGGCGCCACGCGGTGCGGCGCGGCTACGCCGGTCTTGACCGCGCCGCGGCTGCTGGCCGGCTGCTTGGCGTGGCCGGCGCCTGCGCGCGGCTTGGGCTGGGATTTCATGCTCATCGGCGTTTGCCTTTCTTGGTTGCGCCATACTTGCGGCCGGCGTCGGCCGCGTGGAATTCTCGCGCCACCTTGACCGGGATGCCCGCGGCCTTGCCCTTGGGGCGCCAGCCGTGGGCAATGGTTAACGCGGCGCTGCCAGAACATCACGCACCGATCACCAGCTCGATGTCGGTGGCCTGCTGGCCGCGCTGGGTGGTCTCCACGCGGAAGCGCACCGGGTCGCCCTCCTTGATCTCGGGCAGGCCGGCCTTTTTGAGCGCGCTCACGTGCATGAACACGTCCGGGGCGCCCTCGCGCCCGATGAAGCCGAAGCCGCGGGACTCATTGTACCACTTCACCTTGCCCTCGTGCTTGGCGCCGTTGCTGCCGGCGCTGGCCGGGGGGTTCTGCGTAGCGTCGCTCATCTCTCTGCGTCCTCTCCTCGTGCGTCTCACTTCGACCCGGACTTGTGAGGCCCGGCGTTGGTATTCGTCTAATCTCATCGGCTAGCCTTCATGCACGCAGCATTCCCACTTGCACGTGGGGCACTTCAGCGCGGTGTAATAGTTGCCCGCGCCGACGATGAATTGTTTGGAACCGCACTTCTTGCATTCCAGGCGCTTGGCCGGGTGGTTCTCATAGCATTGGCCGATCTCGAATTCGTCGGCGTCGGTGGCCACGAGCACGTCGTCCTGGCGCGTGGCCTCATCCCAGGGGATTTGCTTCTTGGGCTTCACGCCAACTTTCGCTTCTGGCGGCAGCGCTCCACATTGCCGCGGCTCTCCAGCACCTCTGCATAGGTGTACGCCCGGTGCTTGAATTCCAGGTCGCGCAAATTCCGGTAGAACTTCGCGCGCGCAGCGACCTTGGGCGCGTTCAAAATCTTGGCTCGCTCGAACCTAAGCATCATCGCACTTTATCCCGCTCGCTCGCGGGACATGGCACCCCGGGGTGGTACTCCGGCCATTCGCGGATATTATTTGATTGGTTTATTAGTTTGTCGTTGCAGCGGTAGCAGCGGATGTCGTAATAACCGCCGTCCAAATCTTCTAAATATTCCAGATCGTCCGAACCGCAACTAATACATCGCCTGCTCACAGCCGCCTCCTCCGCCGGGATAAGGCCCAACGTGATTAGTCTTAAACAACGCCCCTTCGCTATCGTTTCCGCACCTGAGCGCGAACTAAGCGACGGCTATTCGGTTTTCTACGCTCGTCTTACGCGGCCTCCAGTAAGGCCGCTTGGCCTTGGCCAGCCGCGGCTGGGCCGCCTCCAGCCACTCGTCGTCCATGTCGATGGGCACCTGGCGACCCATCATGCCCAGCAGCACACGGCAGCGCTGGTCACCGGTGCGCGCGTGCCAGATGGCCTCGAAGCCCTGGTAGGGGCCGCCGGCCACGCGCACGCGCTCGCCGGGGAGGAAGCGCTCCTCCCGCTCTGGCTTCGGAAAATTGATGATTGACTCGCGGTCGGCGCGCCTCAGCAGCTCGTCCATTATCGGCTGGGGCACTACGCCCTGCACCATCGCCACGATGCCGTAGGTGTCGGCCACCTCGCGCCGGGCCGAGCCCAGCGGGCACCAGGCGAACACGTAACGCGGGAAAGTGGGGACCAAGCGGACGATCTTGCGCCCGCGACTGACGCGGGCTTCGTGATGACGGAAGATGTGGAAGGGCAGCTGCGCGCGCTTAAGGCGCATCGCCACTCGGTCCTCCGCGCCCGGCGCGGAGACCGCGAGCTGCCAGCTCAAGCTGATCGACGAGGGTTGTACACGCCCTGCGCCCCTCCGTTGTGCCCAGTGCCGGGGGGCAGCTTAGCGCGTTTGCGCGGGCGGGTAAAGGGCTAAGGTTGGGCGGCCCCGGGGCAAGGACTGGCGTGCTGGGCTCCGGGGCCGCGGGCAACCCTGGTTGCACGAGGGGCTGAAGCCTCCCAGGGGGCACCGGGGTAATTTAACCTGGGGGCTGGGCTCGGTAAAGCCTGCTGACGATCTTAGCGCGCGATTTTTATCGGGGGTGCCCACCAGCCCTGGCCGGGGGGTTTCACGTTCTCCAACTAGCGTGTTCATGCGCGCCCGTATGATCGCGCGCACGCGCGCGCCTGTAGCTATAAATGCTATAAACTCGTGTGCGTGCATAACACCCCGATGACAAAACAAAGGCTTAGAAAGTCTTCTTAATATAGCGTCCCCTAGCGCCGGTGAAATTCAGACCAGCCTTTTATCGCGCCCTCCCAATATCTTACCCCTAAATCCTATTATAGCGGCACCCTAGCGTTTGCGCGTACCATAGTACCGTAACCCATAATTCCACGCCACAAAAAGTGGTTTACAGGCCTAAAAGGTGTTTAGGTAAAGGCTACAGATCGTAAAGGATAGCGCTTATAGCGCCTCCTAGCGCCACCCTAGCGCCTTAGCCGCTAACATACTGTTTTTGCTGGGGTATTTTAAACGTGGAAAACAATATTTTATAAAACGAGGCTTCCCGACAAAAATTTACTACTACATTACCACCACCCTACCCTACCCCGCGCCCAAAGGCTAGCCCCTATTTTTCTTATGTTCCCCGGCCGAGCCCATTAGTAAATATAATACCCCCGCCCCCTAGCCGCCCCCCGCTTTTTAGTTAACTATAGCCCCCGCACGAGGCCCCTTTTATGCCGCCCGAAGCCATCCGCGCGTTGCGCCAGTCCCTGGGGCTGGACCAAGCCGCCTTTGCCGCGCTGCTCGGCTACGCCAACGATACCTATAGCCGCCGCGTGCTCATCTCCGACTATGAGCGCGGCCGGCGCCGCCCCAGCCGCCAAGCCCTGCTGCTACTCCGCATGATTGCCGCCCACGGCCCAGGGGCTCTCTATGACTGATGATAAACCTGCTCTCAGTGAGAATTGGGTGCGTGCTTGCACCATACTGCAAAAGGTAGATTGGCCGGGTACGATTGAAGATTTAGCCCAAATGTATGCCAAGGATCAAAGGGAAGAATCTCGGAAAAAATTAGTCGAGGCAGTCGTAAACGTTACAATTCTCCTTTTGATAGACGTATTAAAGGGGAATGTATGACGTTGCCAACCCCCGCCCAGCGCCTAGCCAACCTGTTCGCTGGCAACCCCGACGCCCACGGCACCCATGGCGAGCCCGAATACGACGCCATCAAATCCAAGTGGGGCATCAAGGCCACCGCGCGCACCAAAAAGGAAGAACCCACCCCAGCGCTCTGGGAGCAGCACCTCGCCGGCACCTACCCACTCGGCATAATCGCCATCCGGCCCGACAGCACCGCGCAATGGGGCTGCATCGACATCGACGAATACCAGGGCGACCTGCTGCGCCTAATCCAGCAAATAAACGCGCGCCACTACCCCCTAGTGCCTTGCCGCAGCAAATCCGGCGGCCTCCACCTCTTCCTCTTCCTCACCGCCCCGGTGCGCGCGCTCGCCATCATAACCTTTCTGCGCGACATCGCGGCCCACATCGGCCATGCCACCGCCGAGATTTTCCCCAAGCAGGCCCAGGTGCAGACCGAGCGCGGTGATATCGGCAATTGGATGGTCATGCCCTACTTCGGCGGCAACTACGGCGGCAAGTTGCGCGAGCAGGTTGGCCTCAAGCACACCGGCGCCGAGATGGACCTTGCCGAATTCCTCGCCGTAGCGGAAGCCGCGCGCATAAGCCCCGAGCGCCTCGCCGCGCCGATGAACGGCGCAACGGTGCGCCCCGCCACAGCCAAGGGCAACTCCGCTCCCACCCACCCATTTGCCGACGGCCCCCCCTGCCTTGAGATAATGACCGCGGCGGGCGGCTGGGCCGTCAACGGCAACGAGACGCTGATGCACGCCGCGCGCTACGCCAAGCTGGCCCACCCGGACGACTGGCGCAACGAGGTCGAGCGCTACGGGC